AGTCGGTCGAATAACGTAGGCGCGTAGACCGCTCACGTGTTTAAGATTTGCTATACCGGCTTCATCTAGTTCATCTAGTTTACAACCGTTATAAAAAATCTGCCTAATCTTAACTACTCCACTAGGCAGCACATAGATAGCGGTATCTACATTACGATCTGCGTCAGTAAATGTATATTCTAGCCCATATGCTACAAGTTTCTGCCTAATCAAAGATTCGCCTTGTGCTATATAGCGATTCATTTCTGCCTCGCCATAGTCGCGATGAGTATCCGCAATGAGAGCTGTACGCAAATCTAGCTTATTCATTTCTGGATAATCCCATTCTTGATGACGCCATGAACTATCTTACCTACGCGATATTTCTCCGCCATCGGTGACAGTTCAAAAGCAGTCCACGCGGCGTGCATCTCTGTCGGATCTTTGCTAATCAAAGCCGGATAGAGCTTGCAGAGTTCGTAAAAATCCGACTCTGGTATCCTCATAGCGTGCCGCGCGAAAGGCGCATGGCGATGAGGATCTATGCCGTCTCTGACTCGCTTGACCGATTCAAGCATTGCACGCCGCGCAGAACTCATTCTGACTACTCCATTAAGGCAAAGTAACAACGCCAGTAGGCGTAATGTCACGAATCACAAAGTTCGCACGCTCAAGGAATGCTTTAAGCATCCAATCTACATGCAATAGCTTCCAATGTGACAATCCAATCTTGCCCAGCGGATCGACTTTCCAGCCGTACAGCAGACCAAGTTTCCAGAATTGCGGATCGAAGCCGAAGACATTTGCAACTTGCGTCGGAGCACCGTCCCCCGATGCGTAGGTCTGTTGCAAACGATTAGGCGTAATACGCATCGTTGTTCCGAAGTCTGTACGGAAAACATCAATGTATCCTTGCGAAGTCTGGTTAACCCCCTCGCCTTGGCCATTGATATTGGCGGTAGGAGCTGCAGCATATGGCGTAGTAAACAAGTACTTAGCCAATCGCTTTGTTACCTGCGGCACAGACATGAGCACCGAAGGATTTCCGCCTAGCAAATAGCAGGCTTCAATCTGATCGGTAATCATGGTCCACGTCAGATCTCTGTCTTCTCCTGGAGTCGGCGCTACTACCAATTTAGTCGCGCCATCGAATCCGCCAGACGCTCCGGCTACTCCGAAGGAATCATTAGTAGCAATCCAGGCTCCGGCTCCCGCAGACTGGCCGGCGACATTGTTTCCGTTGTCTTCTACACTTGCCTGATTGCTCAAGCAAATCGCCTCTACGTCGCGACGCAATTCCTGCAGCCGCTGCGCAGTCTGATATCCCATTTCTTCGCCACGTCCGATAACGTCAACCGCGTTACCACGTTCAGATACCTGCACATCCTTGGTAGAGATCTGCGCGTGATTGCCTACCCGCTTTTGATTTGCGACGGTAGCCTTGTTATCAGTAGAGACGGAATTCTTACCGCTGACTACCTTGTTTGCAGTGTCGGGCGCGGCCAGCTTATCTTCCAGCCATGACGAATAGGGATTGTCGTAGCTGTCAGTACCAATCATATCGAGAAATGGCGTAGGAATGTCGCTGATATCAAAGATCTGATCCAACACATCCTCATGAATTACGCCGCCAGAAACGACGCTCTTTAGGTCGCTTGCGTCAAGATAGTCTGCAGGAGCAGCCATTGTCTATAACCTCGTTACTTGAAAATTGCAGCCAGTTTAGAACGTGAGGAAGGAACAACGCCGTCCCGACGAGTGCTCTCGCTATTAGGAGTCTTAGTCGGCGCTTTGCCGGCTTTAGACGAGGGTGCCTTATTCCGTTTCTCAACAGGTTTGACACCCTCAAGAGCTTTAGCAATACGCTTGTCGCGTAGCCAGCTATCCCGCACAAACTTAAGTGCTCTGTGATCCTGAATCGTATCTGCATACGACTCGGGAAACCCCCAGCGCTTTAGATACTCTCGTATCTCATTAAATTCCGCATGATAGACTTTCGAGTCATTCCAAGCTGGAATGTGCTGTCTAGTAAGCTCTACTTCCCTTGCCAGTTTGGTTTCTGCCTGCTGTCGCAGCTTGTTTACCATTTCCGGCTTGATAGCATCTTTAGGCAGGAGTCCTAGTAAATCGCGAATCTCCTGTTGCGCTTGAAGAATCTCTCCCTCTTGCTGCACACGGCGCTGATCGAATTGCAATACACTCTGTTCATGGCCAACAAGTTCGCCTACGCGGTCCTTTAATTCTCCAAGCGTCAACGGCTCAGCACCATTAGGCATTGGAATACGAATCGCGTAAGCCTCTTCCGGCTTTAACTTCGTGCGTTTAAGCAAAGTATCGAGACTATCGATAGGCTTTGACTCATCATCCGGACTCTCGTCCGAATCCTCGGAATCGTCCGCAAACAATTCCGCAAGCGTCAAGGCTTTCTTGGGCTCATTCTCAGGAGCACCCTTAGAGCCTTGCTGCTGTTTGTTAGCAGGTTGACTATTATCCTGCTGTACTTGATTGCGGCTTGTCTCCAAGCTCGCGTTTGATTCGTTCATTGATATTCATCCTCAAAGCAGCTAATGCACGTTGTAGATTCCAGACCGTTTCCCTTTTCGCCAAATCGTTTTCGCCTTTCCATTGTGCGAAATAATTAGATTCCAATTGATCAAAAATTTCAGGCAGCAGCAGATTGCTCTGCAGGCTCTTCGCTTCCTGTTTCCTTTGCTCCGGGCTCAGATTTGTCTGTAGCTGCATTTGCTGCCTCATTTGCTGTTGCGCGTGTCTTAGTGAGATCCACAACCGCATTTACAGACATTTTCGCCTCTTCAATCTCGGCATTAAGCACAGCATTGAAGTAGTCGAATTGCAACTGCGAGTCGTGCGTATATTTGGTAATAGCGCTGCGTACTTGCTCCAAGGCGATGGCAGAGTTAACCATGCCATCCTGTTTCTGCTGCTGCAATTGCTGCATTTGCGCTTTACGTTTCATAGTGTCTGTTGACGCTGGTAGACGGGGGTCCATCATATAATTTTCAGGATTGGGAATATCATTGACACGTAGCCAGTCAATAAATGCTGTGTAGTAGTTCTGCACATTGACTAAGATATCTTCCATTCCTAACTGTGCTAATTGCTCCTGTTTAGCCATTAGCTTTTCATACACTACAGATAGCCGCGCCCGCTCTCCAGCAGACGCACCTAAATTAATCTCTACACTCTGCCGCATCGGCCAGCTAGCCGGCTCAGTCTTTAGCCAAGTCTTGCCCCGTTTCCACTCGATAGGCTCACGCCATTCAGTGCGCAGCACTTCATGCGCAATTAGATACATCTGCCGAAAGAGAGTGTTAGCAATCATGCGCGTCATGAACGCTGCTAATTGCTCCATTACACTGTAAGCACGGTCTAAGCCTTGTGAGCCGAGCCTATCATTGAGCTGCATTTGCCCTGTAGACATATCAAGCGTCGCGCCGCCCATTTCTGAACGTATACGCGCCATATGCTGCAGATTCTGCAAGATATTAGCTGATGTATCGGGTACTTGGAACGCGCTTAGAGCCTGTCGCACGTCAGTAATGCCGCTGCTAGGATCTACGCCTACACTATTATTAATGCGACCGTCCTGCAATGCGTCTATATCAACGACTCCTTCTAAATGCGCAGTGCGTGACTTAGAAGTAGCGTTAAGATTATCCATCAAGCCGCGAGTTAGCGCGGTTGTAGAGTCCTGCGTGCTTTTCAGCTTGTCATGCAGACTAATACCAATGAATGTGTGCGGATTTATAATAACAACTCCGCAGGCATAACATACAGAGTCAGCCGGTTCATCGTCTAGGATGATATTGCCGCTTACAGCAATACAGCGTAGCTCGGATGATCCTGCACTATCGGTCATTCGTACATAGCATTCAAACCATTCTACTAACTCCTGTCCCTTGTCGGCCACAGGTCCATTAGTAGGCGCAAGACTTCTGGGCAATCGTGCATCGCTACCAGCGTTATACTGATTATTCCAGCGACGCAACTGATCTACATCAGTCTTCTTAAATCCGCGTTCAATCAGCGTAGATCGCGGTTCCACATGCCGTTCTGCGCAGAATGGTATTCCGTCCAGGTCGGAGCGATGCCAGTTCTTTGGAAAGAGGAAATTTTCAGGCGCCAGACTTTCAACACGAAATACGCTAGTGTTCTTAGTAACCGTTGCCGACAGGGTCTGCGTCTGCGCATCATATTTATGCACATCTACTTCCCCAATTTGGTCCAATACTCCTACAACAGCCTCCGCGCTACCTACTCCCTTGCGACGAATAGTTTGCTTGAAAGTTCGTTTATCTACATAGACTTTCACTACCGCGTTACGCAGTAATAGCGCGTCTTTAATCGCAGCAGACGATTCAATAAAACCATTCTGCCTCTTAAATAGCATGTGGCTAACGCAGTCGGACTCAAGCTGCGCCTGTTCTTCATCATCTGGCGAGTACGCACAGAACTCCGCAATACGCTTGCTAGTTAAGGGCTCAACCATCAAAGCCAAATTGCCCTCTACCATTGCCGACAAATCGCCGGTAACAATAGAAGAACGTCCTGCAATTTCATCGCCACGCGGGCGCTGAAAATAGTAATCGTATGCTTGCTTGCGATAGTTGTCTAAATCATCGCCAGAGAAGCCGACGCAGTTGTTAAGCATCTGCTTTAGCGTCTGCGCTAGTGGATCTCTCGCCGCCATTAGATAACACCCCTATCGTAACGTGAATAATCAATACGCTTGAACTGCTTTCCCGGCACTCCTGCAGTATTCATAACTGCCAATGCTCGCATCAGCGCATCATGCGATAGATCGTAGTCGTCTAGCCGATCTCTGAAAGGCGCAAAATTCAGCGTGAAATCTACAAGCTTCTCACGCGATGCAGAGTTAGCACTACATGCATTTAACAACGCTGCGGCGTGCGCGTGCTGCTGATGCGGATCATCTTTTAATGGAGCAGCTACTAATCCCGCGCCATCTACTATACGAAATAAACTAGGATCTGGATCTACAGCATGATGAATCAAGGCGGCGCTAGGATGCCTACGCATTACCTGCTGACTCGCGTCTATTAGATTGCTCTCAATGAATGTATGCACTCCAATAATATGCATATCCTGAAATACTACAGCAGCTATCCCCTCGTCGTGCATTCCCCATGCTACGCGCGCGACACGGCTTGCAGCTACGTGGTTTTGCGGATCTACCGCCACCATGCGCCCGTGCTGCTTTTGGAATATAGCTCCGGACAGTGTAGCGTCTGGATCGCAATAGAACTCCTGCTGTACTAGCGAGGGGTCCATACCCTGCCTTATTTCTTCCTCAACGTCTTCTTTCGTGACAATCGGTTTACCGTCGTGCCGATAGGTATCATCGATTGTCTTGAGATCTGCATACCAGCTGTCGAGTTCCTTAATGGTTTCAAACATTCGGTAGGCATGGTTGCGCCCTCGGAATGTTGTGATAAACATTGCCCACCCCTTATTCTCAATAAGAATTGGGCGAATATAGTCCCATGCGGCTGGATCACACAGCGCCCATTCGGAGAATAAGATTCCACAAGGGTTGCTCCCAACCATGCGGTCATAGTTATCACTGCCTAGCATCTGAAACGTGCTACCGCCCGTGATAGTGATAGACATATCAGTATCGTTAGTACTCTCGACGATCATAGGCGGGAAAGCACGATCAATAAAGCGTTCTCCTGTTCGTGCGTCGATGCCTTTCCAGATAGCCCGCTTAGCTTGCACATGGAACGGAAACAGATGCCAATAGTTACCTATGCGCTCCTGCATTCGCTCGCGTATGAAGTCCAATCCGAAAGTATCCTTACCTGCTCTGCGATGCCACGCTAAAAAGAAACGTTGCAGCTGCCTAGTCTTATACGCGTGTACTACATCCTGCTGATGCTGGTATAGATTGAGCGGCTTCCATTTAGCAGCTGCGCTCTTACGTTTGATGGCTCGCTTTGGCATGGTCACGATTATACCCGCAAGTCAATAGGGTACCCACTAGTATAGTAGACTGATATCTATGATAGACTACTAATATCCACTACTAATAATAAGCTATTGA